TTACGTTAATAATTGCCATATTGGATTCCTATTTTTGAATGTTAGCTATTAAAGCAGTTAACATTCCCTTTATATCAGAAAGTTCGTGTTTAATATCTTTAATTTCTTGAGTATTATTAGCAACTTCTTCTTGTGCTTTTAGAAGACGCTGTCTCTGTTGTAAATATTTACTATGTCCAGTTTCATCCATATTTATAATAGCTCTAGATGAAACATCTCTATACAACTTGGATTCATTTTCAACCTTTAATAAATCGTTATGCACAAGAAATAATCCTTAAATCTTTTACGCGTGGAACTTGAGCAGAATTTCCAGATTTAAATACTAATTTAACAACTAGTGCATCATATGCTGGTAAGTCAGATAATTCAAATTCAATATCAGTAAATTTATTAGGATTTGATGTTTTGACAATTGCATTAGTAGGCGTAGTGGCTTGAGTAAAATTAAATGTAGTTATATCAGTTGTAGAACCTGATGGTAATAATTTATACCAAACTTGAATATCTGAACCTGTAACAGCAGGAATATTTGCTGAAAACATAATTTTAAGAAATGTAGAAGAATCTTTTAAATTAATTACTCTAGTAATATATTTAGATTTTGATGAACTTCCAACAGGCGCAATCTCAGATACAAAATTATCTTTCATGACTATAGTAGTTGAACTAGGACCTTGAGTAGTAAATGATTTGTCACTAATTTTTATAGTAGAACCATCAGCTGCAACAGCAGTTACTAATATTGGATCAATTGTATCATTAGTAGTAGTTCCGCTAATAGTAATATATTTACCAACTGCAATACCTCTTACAGTTGAACGAGAAGCTCCCGCAGAAGGAATATTAATTATAGTTGGAGTTGCACTGTCAAAAGTTACACCAGCAACAGCAGATAATATTGTTTTATCATCGACAATCGAAACATTCTTACCAGTGACAGTGTATGTATCAACTTTATTTTTAATAGTAGTTAATGACATTCTATTTGTATCTATCACAGATGATAGATTTTTATTAGTCGAAGTCATTCTAGCATAAACTACTAATGATTTATCACCACCTAATTCTTCATTTTCATTAATTTGTGAAGCTACTAAATTAGATGAATCAAAATAAGTTGTAATATTCGGTACTAATGAAGTTTCAGATGTAGCAGAATTATATGATGTATTTACTGGAATCATTGAATAACCTAATGTAGTATCAGCAAAGCTTTGCGCTTGAAGTATTAAATTAACACCATCATAACCAATATTTTTTGTTGATATAACATTTGATCCGCCGACAAATCCTGATGCTGAAGCATTTGAAGCAACTGTAATAACATATTCATCATATTCTACATTAGTTACATTAAATTGACCATTTAATCCAGTTGATGAAGTAGTTACTATACCATTATATGTTCCATTAGCAACATTTGAAATAATGACAGTAGAATTATTAACCATACCATGATTAGGTTGGAATACTCTGACTAAAGTAGATCCATTTGTCGTTTGGAATGGATCAGATTCTAATATAACTGGATGGAGAGGTTCATTATTAAATGCAATTGTTGGCGTTTTGGTAATATCAAATTCTGCTGCCCAAATTGTAAACTTCAAATCTTGTTCTTGATTTGCTGTCCATGTTGATGCATTTTGTGATTTGAATAAAACACCTGCATATGGTTGCTCAGAAATAAATCTATCTGTACCAATATTCTTTTCTCCAAGTTGTGATATCCAAACTCTATAATTATTAGAATCAGATAACATAACTATACAATATTCAGTTTGATCTTGTAAATAAACTGGAGATTCAAATACAAATGATGTAAGAGTTGATGCTATTCCAGTAGGATCAACATTTATTTTATCTGGAGTCATTGTAACTCTAGAGAACGGTAAAACTCTAGATCCAGGATAACCATTAATTACTTCGCGAATTTGAACAGTAATAGGAATATTAATATCTTTAGTTGCAAAGAATAGATCAACCTTAGTAATAAATGAACCACCAGTAGACTGCACTAAGAATGTTTGAGCTAAAGGATCATACCATCCACTATCACGAGTTAAACGTTCATCTGAATAAACTTCAGTAGTTAATGAAGCTGAAACTGGTTGAGTAGCAATCTCTGCATTTCGTACAGCATTAATTGTTTTCTGTTTAGTTTCTAATATACCTTGAGCTCTATATTGTGATCTGCCTTGAGTAGTATAATCTAATGAACCTGTTGCGCTATCAGTTAATTTAAAATCGCGTACGCCTGTACGGAATCTAATACTATCAGTATTAGGAATAGCAAATAATCCAGCAACTGAACCATTAAAGTTACTCGTTAAATCATCGCCAATAGTTGCAACTGTGGGTGTAGCACTAAGAGTATATTGAAGTCCAGAAACTGAACCTTGAACTATATCATCTACTAAAAATGTACCTTTAATATTTAATAAGTATACTGCCTCATCTCCAGCCTGTGTTGATTTTTCAACTAATACTGCAACACCTGTTGCAGGAGAAACAGCTTGTGAATTATATGTTGTTACTCCGCGTTGTTTAACAAATACAACATCTCCTTTATTATACGAAGTTGCAGCTTTACCATTCACTTGTCTAGCAAATTCTTCACTAGCACCTCCAACGTTAGTATCAACATCAAATTGCGGTCCTGTTCCACCGGTTATAATTACTTTAGTTGCTGGTGTAACAAATAAATTAATATCTGTATCATCAAAATATGGATATAATTTAGTATTTGGTTTTAAACCTTTACAGATGAATAATAATTCGCGAGCTCTAATATACGGAATAAGCGCAGATTGAAGAATTTTATCTTCAATAACTTGATAGTCGGTTTTTGCAGTAATAGATGTTGTTACACCAACTCTGCCAATACCAACAGTTGTAGCATTTGTTTGGAATGTTAATACGCGTGCACCAACAGCGCTTTGACCATAATTAGATGCATCACCACCAAGAGCTACTAATTCAGCTTGTGTAAATGTATGACGATCTGACCAACGGCCAGCTCCAATACCATAATCTTTACTATCGAAACCATTAGTAACAACAAGACGATCAATATTTCTAGTTTGACCAACCCATTGAGTTTCCCAAGCACTCCAAACAGTTCCTAAAACTCCTGAAGTTTCTAATTGTGTTTGCACAGCATTATAATTACCTTCGACATTATTTACAATATCAGGTCTACGATCAACTTCAAACCATTCGTCAGTTGACGGATTAAGAGCCATACTACCTAAGAATGTAAAGATAGCAAATGGATTAACATTTTCAGTACTAGATGCAAATGGTTGATCTACTAATTTTACATGATCATACGGTAATGTAATAATATCACCAGTTAATGCATAACCAGTTGTTGTTCTATCTTCAGTAAGCGTATTTGTTTCTAATAAATTAATATTACTCATTGTATAGAATGGACGTAGTTCTTGTGCAGTCATATCAATTGCGCAATGATAATCTATAGATCCAGCATCTCCAAGATCTTGTCCTTTAAAACTATCTACTATAAAGCCATTCTTAAATCTATCTAGTCCAAGATCATCTTGAATTGTCATAGATTTTGTTTCTTGTTCTAATAAAGAAAGAGCTGTATAATATTCTAAATTTTCAATTCGTTTATCTAATTTACCAATATCACGCATAGTATAACGTTTAGTATCAATTGTTTCAATTGCAATTGAACCTTGTGATGGATATAATGTATATGCTGATATTCTAAGTTTAGCTAATAACATTCCAATAGATGGATCTTTTGGTTCTTCAGGTGATAGACTAGGAATACCTGGAACTGTAAAGAAACTGCCATCAATATTCAAAGCTAATTTATCAGATCTTGGTAAATAATATGAATAACTAGCTGCTGTTTCGAAACTAATCTTTGGTGGTTCTGTTAATGAAACTCCAGTACCAGTGAAATTTACACCATCATCAGCAATACGTGGTCTAAAATCCATAACATCAGCAAGAGCAATTACGCCACTCGATGAAACATAATATGGAATTTTAGGATAAGTTAAATCAGAATATGAATCAGCTGTAAAATAATCACCAGCAGTACCTAAACTATGAGAGAAATAATCAAAGATAACTCTAACTGCACCTGTTGGAGCAGGATATCCATCTTTACGAGTGATAGTTGCAACATCATAATGTGTATCGCGTTGACCATTATCAAATGTATACCACGAAGTAATATCAGTTGTTACAGCAGGATCAGATGAAGCAGTCCATACTCCAGGTGCTGCCATTCGAATAGCAACGATGCGATATCCATCAGCTTTAGCTAGAGACAATGTTAATGGAGCTGAAGTAATAGCTGAAGTAAAAGCTTTAATTTGATTACTTTGTAAACTCTTAGCTTTTTCTTGTCCAGCAGAACCAGATTTACGTACAGGAGCAAGAATTGAATATGATTTGCTAGCTGTTAATCCAGATATTAAACAGTCAATACCGTTATTTGAAAGAGCTATTGCACTACACGAATCAATAGTACCATCTGTTTTATTAATAATAATATAATTATTTTTAGTTGCTGCAGGATTAAATTCTGTGCCAGATGTTGTTGAACCAATAGCAGAACCAACCGAGATAGTTAATGAAGTTTGACCTGCAGATGTTGAACCATCAAATCGCTGTGTAGTAGTATAAGTTGTATTAAATTCATTATCACCAGTACCACCACGTACAGAACGAATGAATGAATATGCTAATGGAAATAATAGCGGTAATCCGCCAGGTTCATTGATAGCAGTTTCTTCTCTAGCATATGCTTGAGCAGTTACGGGATTAGTAAATACATTATATATTGCTAATGAAGAGTTTGAATTAATCGCTGTTATACGTCTAAATTCAATTGTACTCAATGAATCAATAACTCTAATATAATCACCAACTTTAAAGTCAGTTAGGAATGTAGTTCCACTTGCACCGCTTATATTTAAACTAGTAACTGCACCTGAATTTTGTGTTGCAGCAGTGGTACCATTTGCTCCGCGTGTACATCCAACTAAAGTTGTTGCAGTAGTACTAGTATATGTCACTTGTTCATTATTAATTAATGCAGTACCTACAGATGGGAAACTTGTAGTAGAAACTACTGTAATAGTAGTTACAGAAGAATTATGTGAACCATTTACTGTAGTAGCAGCAGTTGGTCCTGTAATAAAACCTGTTTTAGTATTATAAACATTTGCTACATCAGCAACTATTGATGTAGCTGTAGTACCTGTATTATAATAAATTTGTTTTACATCACGTTCAAATGTATAATCAGAAATCATTTGAACATCATAAACATAAGCTCTATATATTCCAGTTGTTGTTCCAGGGGTACCAGAATCAAATTCAAAACCACGCAATCTAGCATATCCAACTAATGTACCTGCACCTGCAGATTGTGGATTTGCAGAAGGTGTAAATTGATTATATAATGAAACTTTAGGATATGTAGAAAAATCAACTAAGCCATGAACATTATTTACATAGATATAATTACCATATGAAACTGGAATAGCATCATTAGCAATTCTATCATATGTACGAGCTTTATCTACTTTTACATATTCAGTAGCAATCTTTTCAATTTCATAACCTTGAA